CGCCACGCTCATGCAACAGCGCCTGAGTGGTCCGGCGAATGGCTTCTGCCTTGGCCCGGTAGTCGGGGTCGCTGGCAGCCAGCTGGGTCTCGAAACGGGTGACGGCATTCTGGACGTTGGCCTGGACCTGCCGGTGACGGGTGGCGGTGAGTTCGCTGCCACGCTGCTCGGCAAAGGCCCGTGCCCGGTCGGCGTCGAAGCGTGTCCGGGCGTATTCCCGCGCCGCCGCCTCGGTCATGTGCCCCTGCTGGACACGCTGGCCAAGGTCCTCCGGCAGAACGAGGCCAAGATATTCCTGGGCGCGCCGGACATAGGGACTGACCTGGGCATAGAAGCCCTGCCAGTCGCCAGCGCGGACTGCTGCGGCAAGGGAGATCGCCCGGATGATGTCGTCCGGGGCAAGGTCGTTCTCCGCGGCGAAACTCTGCAGCTGGCTGCCGATCTCGGCAACCGGCCGGTAAGTCTCGTATTCGGCGATCTGGTCTCTCAGCTCGCCATTCTTGCGCAGCAGCGTCTTGAACTTCTTGGCTACTCGCGGCCCCATCCCGGCCAGCTCCTCGGGGCTGGCCGTGTCGTCTCCGCTCTCAACTCCTTCGGCTGTGTCCGATCCGCTTTCCGGTGACGTGGGAGCGTCTGTCGCCTTGTCCGCCAGGACGTCGGGTTCGGTGCTGGCCGGTACGACCTGCAAAACCGCATCGAGGAGGGAAGGCTTCTTCCCGGTATCGCCCCGCCCCGTGTCCGTCGCCGACGCAGTCGCCCCGTCGGAAGGCGCGGCGGCTGCCGGGGAGGGCGAGACAGGCGCCGCTGTGGTTTGCGAAGTGGAAGCCGGCGGTTGTCCGGCTGGTGCAGTATCTTCAGCCACGTTCTGCCCTTACATCAAATCAGCCGGGCTGAGAAGGCGGACCGGGCGGGCCGGCGTTCATCGGCGTCGGCGCCGACGACTGCGGCGACGGCGGTGCCGGCGCGTTGGTCACGCCCAGTGGCCCCTGGGCATTGGGATCGGGGCTGCCCGGCGACGAGCTGGCGCCCGGTTGCATGCCGTTCTGGGCAAGGATGCTCGGCATCCCGGACACCACTGCCTCCTCGACGTCGATCGAGTCGTCCATGCGCTTGACCGCCTGCTTGGCCATGAAGGTCGGGGTAATGCCGGGGATCTGCATCAGGATCGGGGCGAGGCGCTCGAAGTTCTGCAGCTCGCGGGCCTGATCGGGGCGGCCGGAAGAACCGGCCTCGATGTCGAGGAAGATGTTGTTGGCGACCTCGCCCTTGGTCAGCTGCGGCCAGATGGCGCCAGGACCGACGATCTTCTTGACGGTCTCCTCGGACACGTTGAGGAGGAGGATCTGGCCGGAGGCGTTGGCGACCGCCGACAGGGTGTCGTCGATGTCGTCGATCTCGGAGCCGGTCGAGGTCGCCCGGCTCTGCGCCGCGATCGACGACTCGGTGGCGGTGGCGCCGGAGGTCGGACCGAGGTCGGCGGACTGGTCGCCAACCACCCGAAGGAGGTCCTGATAGATCTCCTGGGTGGTGTAGAGGTTGGGATCGACAGGCACGCCCTTGACCCCCTGGAGGACCTGGTTGATGTCCTGGCCAGGCTGCAGGCCGGTAACCGCGACAAGCGCGTTGAACGGCGGATTGCGCATCGTCTCGATGTCTTCCTCGGAGAGCACGCCCTCGGCATAGGCGGTCTTCGGCCGGTTGGCGAAGCGATGCTCGCGCAGGCCCTGGCGTGTCCGGTTGAGTTCGAGCTGCATCGAGCGGATCAGCGACACATCGGACGGCGGGAAGACCCGGCCCTCGGTCTCGTTGAGCGCGACCAGATACCACGGCCAGAAAGCATCGGTGTAGAACTCCGGCGCCGCCGGCTCGCGAAGGAAATCGGGATAGCCGTCGCAGACGACATAAACGAGGCCATCGGTCTTGTTGTAGATCTCCCAGACAAGGCCCTTGGCCGGCTCGTCCTCCTTGCCGGGCATGGTGTTGCGGCCGGCCTCGACCTGGCCGAAATCGTGTCCGGCGTCGGTGAGATGATAAGCCGTGAAACTGTCACCGACATCGATACCGTAGGTCTCCTGGATCTCGTCGGCGGTCAGGCAATATTCCTCGGCGACCCAGCCGCAGCCGAGGAAGTTGCGGAGCGCCGTGCAGTTCTTGTCAGGAATGATCGCCGTCGACTTCGGCCACTGGAAAAGCAGGCCCTCGCGCAGGACGATGTCGGTCTGGCCGGACAGCGACTGGATGACGAGCTTGAGTTGCTCGGCCTCGGGGCTTTCGAGAGTGGTCTGGTTATCAGCAATGTCCGCGGACACCCGCTCGATCAGGGCGAGCTGGCGCTCGGCATCTGCCAGCTGGGAGTCGAGATCGGGAGACCTGCCCATGATGCGCTGGAAGCCGACCTTGACCCAGCCGACGCCGGAAGTGGCGGCGCGGCGCACGGCCATCTTCATGCGCGACTTGAACGACTGCTGCTGCTGGCTGACCTCGTACTGGTAAAGGATCTCCAGGGTGCGGGCGATGCGGTTGGCCTGGTCGATCTGGGCCTTGACGCTGTTGGCATCGGCGAGGATCGCCTGGGCGTCGCTGACATCCTGGGGCGACGGCCCCTGGAGGGGGAGATCGATCCCGGCCTGTCCGGCGAGGCCCTGAAGCATGCCGGTCAGGGGATTACCCGGGCCAGAGCCTCCCATGTCCGGGCCACCGCCGGTGTCCGGAGGCGCACCACCGCCACTCATGTCCGGGGGTCCGCCCCCGTTTGAACCGTTGCCGGCGCCGTTGGCGCCATTGCCTGGCGGTGTCGGACCATATGAAGGGATGCTGATCCCGGCGCGCGAGGCAGCGATGCCGAGGCCGGCGCCGAGCACGACCTTCTGCATCGTCGCCTGGGCCTGCTGGGCCTTGGCGAGAACTTCCTGGGCCTGCTTGAAACTGGCGGCGGTGCCGTCCCAGACGGTCGAGTAGATCTTCGGCCGCGGCTGGGCGATGGCCTTGGGGTTCTTGGCGTAGAGCGCGGCGACGCGCTGCTTGATGTGACGGAGAGTGATGTTGGCGATGTAGCGGTCGTCGAGGCTGTCATTGAAGACCAGCGCCTTGGTCTCCTCCTCCCACTGGTGCCCGGCACAGAACTTCTGGTCGCGGATCATCTGCCGGAAGTACGGCTCCCAGTGCTTGCGGGCCGCCTTGACGTCGTCGATGCGCCTGCTCACCAGCTGCTTGCGGCGCTCGTCGACCTCAGGCTTGTCGCGCGACACGATCGGCTCGCGCTGCGGCGGCTGGTCAGGGGGTTGCGACACGCCAGGCGGCGGCTGTCCGTCACCGGGATCGAAAGGTCCGCCACCGATCGCCATCGCCTACCAGCCTCCCGGCAGGCCCGCCTGCCGGCGTTTCGCCTCTTGCCGGCTCTGCGCCTTGACCCAGCCGAGGGTGCCCTGCACCGGTCCGCTGTCCTTGGGCTTGGCCTTACGCACCGGCGCGTAGGTGACCAGACCGACGCCGACCCAGGACAGCGTGTCGACGAAATCGTCGTGGACACCATAAGGGAATTTGAGCAGCTCGTCGCGCGCCTCGGCCCACCACGGGGCGAAGGCCGGGAAGTGCACCATGTGCATGGCAATGCGGCCGGAGATCGCCTGGGCGCGGGTTTTCTTGTCCTGGACCGGGGTGACCTCGGCGATCGAGGCGAAGGTCGAGCGTTCGAGCATGCGCTTGCGCAGGAAAGGCCCGATCGACTTGGAAATGTGCCCGCGCTCCGCCCACCAGAACAGCGGCTTGTACTTGGCCATCAGATCGATCATGCGCTCGACGGTGTAGTCAGTGGTGAAGCGCCCCCAGATCAGATCGGGCATCACCCAGATGTGCTGGTCCTTGTCGATGCCGATCACCATCAGGCAGGTCTTGTCGCGTTCCTCGCGCAGCGAAACGGCGTGGTCGGAGGCGGCGTAGAAGCGCAGATCCTCGGCCTTGGGCATCTCGGCCTTGGCATAGGTGAGAATGCCGTCGCCGGCGAAGAAATTGCCCTTGTCGGGGGTCGGCGAGCCCTGGTAGAGGGCCTGAAAACCGCGCGGATCGCCCTCCCGCATGTCTTCGAGATAGTCGACCGGGAACCTTTCCGGCCACAACGCCTCGCCGGGCTTGCGGCCGATCGGATCGTCGTCGCGGGCGAGCGCCGGGAGGTCGATGATCGACCATTTCTTCGCTTCGGTGAGAATGAAGCTCGGATTGGTGCGGTCGGTGAGCCGGCCGACGAGGTCGTCCTCGTGCCAGCG